ACGGGCTTCCCCGGTCGGCAGACGAACCGGGCGCGGGCTCTCGAGGCAGGGGTCGAGCGGTCCCGGCGCCTCGCCGCCGCCGAAGGCACGCGCGTCTGGGAGGTAGAAGCATGAGTCTGACCGTGATCTCCTACGGGGGCGGCGTCCAGTCGACGGCGATGGTCGTCCTTGCGGCGACCGGGCGCCTCGGGCACGACGTCGACGCGGCCCTGTTCGCTAACGTCGGCGACGACAGCGAACACCCAGCGACCCTCGACTACGTCCGCAACGTCGCGATCCCGTGGGCAGCGGAGCGAGGTCTCGCCGTCTACGAACTACTCAAGACGAAGCGCGACGGATCTCCCGCGCGGGGACTCTGGGCACATATCGTCGAGCACGACGACCCGGCTACCCTCCGGGAACCCATCCCGATCCGAGGCATGAACGGGGCACCGCTCTCCCGCTCCTGTACCTCGGACTGGAAGGTCAAGGTGGTCGGGAAGTGGCTGAAGGCGCACGGGGCCAGCAAGGACGACCCTGCGACCGTCTGCATCGGGATCAGTACGGACGAGATCATCCGGGCTAGCAATAAGAGGGCGGAACCGTATGAGCGTCCGACATATCCACTAATCGACCTCGGGCTCGACCGCTCCGGGTGCGAGCGGGTAATCAGCGAGGCAGGGCTGCCTGTCCCCCCAAAGTCGTCCTGCTACTTCTGCCCGTTCCACCGGCCCCTTATGTGGTCGGAGATGAGACGCGACGAGCCGGAACTGTTCGAGAAGTCCGCACAACTCGAGGACCTACTCAACGAGCGGCGCCGATCACGCGGAAAGGATCCCGTGTACCTGACCCGCTTCGGCATCCCGCTACGCGACGCGGTCGCGGAGGCCCAGGAGATGCTGCCGCTGTTCGCGCCCGATACAGACACCTGCGATGAAGGGTATTGCTGGACATGACACCCTCAGAAGTCTCCTGGCTCCTCCTCGCGATCCGCGCGGTCGACGATCGGGTCTCTGACGACGACGCGCGGCTCGCCGCCTGGTCCGCGATCCTCGACTCGAGGGTTACCTTCGAGCACGCCAAGGACGCCGTCGTCCAGCACTACCGGCGGGAGACCCGCGTGATCATGCCCGCCGACGTCAACGCGCACGCGAGGGCTCTCCGGCAGCGGCAGCATGAGGAACAGTCTCGAGCCGCGATTACGGCAGGGAAGGGCGTGCCGATGCCGCCGGAGGTCCGGAAGCGACTCGACGCGCTCCTCGGGAGGAAAGATGCCGACTGAAACACCGCGCCCGAATACCGCGCCCTGGTCGACGGAAGAACTCCGGACGCTCCGGGAGAACGCTCACCACGGCGCCGCGACCGTCGCCGCGATCCTCGGACGGACCGAGGCAGCGGTCTGGTCCGCCGCGAAGCGATACCGGGTCAGCCTCCGGCGCCGAGGCGAGACTCGAGGACGGATCCTCGGGCAGCGCGGCGCCTGGGCAGCGATCTCTAGCGTCGACGGCGCCCGCCTCGACCTGATCCGCGCCGAGGTCCTCGAGGGCATCCTCGACGTCGCCGCGCTCGAGGCCCGGATCCGGGAAGAGCATCACGGACCCCGCCGCCCGCTCTGCCCCGCCTGCGGGCAGAGAGCGCAGGAGAGACCCGCGACCGGGCTCTGCGAGGTCTGCCACCTGCGGGAACTCGCCCGCGCTCACCGGGACGAGGTCGAGCGCCGGGAGGCTCGCCGGGAACTCTGGCAGGCGCGGCAGGACAAGCACCGACGCCGGAAGCGGGCCGAGTCGTGATCGGCTCCGCCTGCCTCGTCTGCGGGACCCGGATCCCTGCCGGGACCTCCCGGTGCGCCGAACACGCGGACACGAAGTACCGGACCCGGTCGTCGTGCGTCGAGTGCGGGACCCCGATCATCGGCGGGCCGTACTGCGAGGCGCACAAGCCGAAGCCCATCGAGTCCGCTCGAGCCCGCTACCGGCAGGGCTACCGGGACCCGAACTATCACCGGGAGAGGCAGGCAGCCTTGACGCGATCGAAGGGCGCGTGCGAGCGGTGCGCGAGTCCCGGCCCGCTCGAGGTCGACCACATCGTCCCGCTCCGCGACGGAGGACCGAATACCCGCGCCAACCTGCAAGTCCTCTGCGTGCCCTGCCACTCGGCGAAGACGCGTGTGGATCGTCGACGGCGCGGGTGACGCGTGTCCCATCGTCCCGGGCACGATGCAGAGATCACAGAACGGTTGGCCCGCGTCTCCCGATCCCGATGACCTCGACCTCGTCTGGATCACCGTCGCCACGCGCCGGTTCCGCGTCAAGCGTGTCGCTGCTCCGCTGTTCAAGTACGTCATCCGGCGCTGGCACCGCGAGGTCTCGCCGCTGACCGGCGGCGTGATGGATGAGTGGTCGTATGCGTACCGCGAGATCCGTGGCTCGACGTCGGGCACGCTCTCGAATCACTCGAGCGGGACGGCAGTCGACCTCGACGCGACGGAGTTCCCGATGGGTGTCCGGCGTATGACGCGGCGGCAGCGGTGGCGCGTCCGGAGGATCGTCAAGGCGACCGGAGGGCAGATCCGGTGGGGAGGCGAGTGGGGCTTCCCGGACGAGATGCACCTCGAGTTGGCGCCGGGGACGACTCCCTCGAGCGTCAAGCGCCGAATCGGACAAATGCGGCTGCCGGCCACGGGCACATAACGATCCGGTAACAGGAGCGGCGAGCCTGTGGCGGACTGTCGGACCCCGCGACTAGCGTTGTCCCCGTAAGCAACCCCGAGAAGCGATAGGAGCAACCCCGATGAACACACCGACCGCAATCGACACGGCGACCGGCCCGACAGGTCGCCCGTACAACGTCCGACTCGTCGAGCAGGGCGAGCAGTACGGGCGCAACGGATGCCTGACGCACGACGACCCCCGGCCCGTCGTCGAGTTCTATGACGCGACCTATGCCGGGAAGTGCCCCGACGAGTTCAGCGGACACCTTGGTCAGTTCGTCTCCCGCTACTACGTCTTCACGCTCGAGGAGACGGACTGGCGCACGATGAGCGCCCTCGACCTCGACGGCGGCATCCCGGAGTGGAAGGTCACGGGGCAGTCCGTAGCCGACGCGCTCGACACGATCCGGGCGGAGGTCGCCCGATGAGCGCCGACCGCACGACCGTCGAGGTCTCCCGCGCGATGTTCATCTACACCCTCGACCGCAGGGCGGCGAGCGACCTCATCCGCGACCTCGCCCACGCTCTCGCGACAGAGGACACGATCGAGATGCAGGCGATCATCTGCCCCGGCAGGGAGGCGGGCGAGCGCGAGATGCGCGTCGGCGTCCGTACCTCGATCGGGTCCTATGGCGGGCCGCTGCTCTACTCCGTCGCCGAGATCGCGGGAGAGGCCCGATGAAGATCACGATCCGTCGCGTCAAGTCCGACCCCTCGACCTGGGATGACCCGCAGCCCCCGAACGACTGCGACAACTGTCACCGCCCGATGAACACGATCTACAAGCAGAAGGATGGGCACTACTTCTGTATGCCCTGCCGCGACGCCCGCTAGACGTCCGGGGCGGGCGGGCCGGTGCCTCCCCCGCCCGCTCCGGGCACCAACCCCTACAACCGGAAGGAACCCCGAGTGAACCGACGACCACCCGACCTGACAATCTCGATCGACAACGGGATCGACAGGCTCGAGTACCGGCTCTGCACGATCTGCGAGACGTTACAGACGCGGATCTTCTCGAGCCTGCCCGTCGTCTGCGAGGACTGCCACACGGTCGTGACGCGATGACCCCGCGCGACCTCGCTGCCGCCCTCGCCCTGACGACCGTCATCGCCGACGCTGCCAAGGCACGCAAGGACGACCTCCGAGCCGCCCTCGCCGCTGCGCTCGACGACGTAGGCGCCGACTCCGTCCGCGCCGAACTCCCCGACGGGACTCGAGTCGCGAAGTCGACCCTGATCACCCCGAACCCGAAGCCCGTCGTCTCCGATGAGGCAGCGTTCGCCGGATGGGTCGAGGGCTTCCGTCCCGACGAGATCGTCCGGACCGTCCGCGACTCCTACAAGCGCGTCATCCTCGAGCGCCTCGCCTCGACCCCGGACGGCACCGCAATCGACCCGGAGACCGGGGAGGTCGTCCCCGGCGTCCGCTTCTCGACCGGGGCGACCTACGTCTCGACCCGCTTCGAGAAGGACGGGCGCGACGCGATCGTCACCGCGATCCGTGACGGAGCGATCGAGCCCGCCGCCGTCCTCTCTGCCCTATCCACCACGCCTGCCCTACCAGGAGGAAACACATGAGCAACTTCGCCGCCGACTACGTCGACGTAGCCGAACGGATCCGCATGTTTCGCGATCTCTACCCCGAGGGCTCTCTACGGCCCGCGAGCCTCGAGCGCCCGTTCTGGATCGAGGACGTCCCGAACGTCGGCCCGCGCCTCGTCTACGTCGCCGCCGCGTACCGGCATCCGGAGGACCCGGCGCCCGGTATCGGCTCCGCCTGGGAGCCCCTGCCGGGGAAGACGCCGTACACGCGGGACTCCGAACTGATGGTGGCGGAGACCTCCGCCTGGGGCCGCGCGATCGTCGCTGCCCTCGCTGCCGACACGAAGCGCGGAGTCGCGAGCGCCGACGAGGTCCGGGCTCGACGGGAGCCGGAGCGGAAGGCGTGGAACATAGACCTCCATCACCGAGCGGTCGCGTCGATCCGCAGCGCCCCCGACACCGCCGCCCTCGAGAAGATCGGGGCTTACGCGGCGCAGTACCAGATACACGAAGACGACCTCGACGTCCTCAACGGCGAGATCGCAGCCCGTCGCGCTGCTCTGGCGGCGTCGTGAGCGACCGCATCCTCGAGTTCGACGTCGTCGGGCTCCCGTCCCCGCAGGGATCCAAGAGAGCGTTCGTGCGGAACGGTCGAGCGAATCTCGTCGAGGTCGCCGGGGTAGCCCTCAAGGATTGGCGGACGACCGTGACGGCTCGAGCGGTCGAGGCGGCACGCGACGTCGACTGGTACGTCCTCGAGGGTCCCGTCGCGGTCGAGGTCCTATTCCGGCTCCCGCGCCCGAAGTCCCGGCCCCTCGACGTCTGGCACGCCGTCCGCCCGGACGTCGACAAGTTAGCCCGCGCCGTCCTCGACGCCGTCTCGAGTGCCCGCCTCTGGGTCGATGACTGCCAGGTCGCCGACCTCCGGGCCTGGAAGCGATACGAGACCGCCGACGCGCTGCCCGGTGCCCTCATCGCCGTGCGGGAGGTCCCGTGAACGTCGACCGCTGCCCTCTCTGCGGCGCGTGGCGCTGGCGCCGATCCTGCTCGACCCCCCACGGGAGGCGAGGATGATCGACTCGACCGGACACCCCGCCGGAAGCGACCGGGACTGGCGAGACGACGCCGTCTGCCGACGCCCCGAGGTCGCCCGCGAGTTCTGGTTCTCGCCCGACCACGGCGAGCAGACGATCGCCCGCGCGATCTGCTGCGACTGCCCCGTCCGCGTCCCCTGCCTCCGCGACGGACTCCACGACGAGTACGGCGTCTGGGCGGGCTACTCACCGACGGAGAGGTCACGCCTCCGCCGTCGACTCCCTAGAGACCCCGAGGAGGCGCGTCTCGTCCTCGAACACGCCGCACTCCTCGGCCCGCGCGTCACAGGCGTCGCGGACTCCAACAACCCGACACACAGGAAGGCCAACTGATGCCCCTCCCCTCGATCACGATCTCCGGGAACCTCACCCGCGACCCGGAGGTCCGGTTCCTTCAATCCGGGACCTCCGTGACCTCGCTCCGCGTCGGCGCGTCCGACCGCAAGAAGGACGAGAACGGCAACTGGACTGACGGAGATCCCTGCTATCTCGACGTCACCGTCTGGCGGCAGACCGGCGAGAACGCCGCCGAGTCGCTCCGGAAGGGCGACGGCGTCCTGATCACCGGGCGACTCCGGCAGCGGTCCTACACGAACAAGGAAGGCGCCGAGGTCACCGTCTTCGACGTCGAGGCCGATGACATAGCCCCTAGCCTCAAGAGGGCGACGGTCTCCGTCTCGAAGCGGTCCGGCTCGACCGGGTCGACCTCGAGCCCGGCGGCAGTCGACAACCCGTGGGCCGACGAGGTCCCACCCTTCTAGGAGGTAGCCGTGGAGACGCTCATCTGGGTCGCCGTCTTCTGTCTGATGATCGGCGCATCCGGCGGGCTCCTCGTCGCCGCTCTAGCGGTAGCAGCGAGCCGAGCCGACGACCTGATGGACGTCTTCCGCGAGGACGAGGATGAGGAGGACCTCCGGTGATGCCCGCCGACCCTGATCACCTGAGGGAACTCCTCCTCGTCGACCTGATCGACAACTGCCGACTCTGCACCGCCAACTTCCCGGTCGTCTGCACCGTTCACCGCATCATGGCCCAGCGCCTCGCGATCCAACGCCGAGACTCGCAGGGCGCCTACTCCTAGGAGACCCCGTGCCCTACACCCCTACTGATCCCGCCCGCCCGTGGATCGTCGACGAGAACGGACACCGCTCATGCCACTCCTGCGCCGGGACTGGGGCAGCCTTCTACCTCGACCGCTACGGCGAGCCCTACCAGGCAGCCGGTCAATGCCCCCTCTGTCGAGGAACCGGCACCCGCTACGTCCCCACCAGCCAGCGCGACTCCTCGACGGGCCGATGAACTCGAGCCCCTATGAGGCAGCGCGGATCGCCGGACGTCGAGAGGCACGCGACGAGATCCGTCAACTCCTCTCCGCGATCTACGCCGTCACCGAGACACGGGACGGCAGGGACGCCCTCTGGAACGCGATCGAGCAACTCGAGGACCTCCCGTGACCCGACCCCGCTCGAGTAAGCCCCGCGCCTGGAACTGTCGCCTCTGCCCCGCGAGCGGATACGACCTCGACCCCCGCGCCGCGTGGGAGACGCACTACTTCGACTTCCATCACACACCCTGCCCGTTCTGAAACACAGCCCCCTCCCCCCCGATGCCCCGCCCGTCCCCGTGACCGGCGGGGCATCGTCGCGGTATGGAGATCACCTGCAAGTCCCTGACCGTTACGACGACGCGGCAGGCGATCACCGCGACCGATCAGACGGACGAGTACGGCACGACCGTCTGGCTCTACGGCGAGTTTCACGGCTCCTCCAACAAGGTCGCGATCGGCGGCTCTGATGTGACCGTCTCGAACGGGATTCACATCTACGGCGCTGAAAAGTTCGGACCCATCCGGATACCCAAGGGCGAGACCCTCTGGGTCATCTCCGACTCCGCAGGAGGGCTCGACCTCCGCGTCCTCTCGATGGGATCGTGACCCTCGAGCGACGCACCCCACTCGAGCGACGGACCCGACTCCGGCCCCGCTCCGCGAAGCGAGCCGCGCTCTACCGGGAGCAGCGCGTCCCACTCGTCCGCGAACTCCTCGCCGCCCGCCCCGTCTGCGAACGCTGCCACGCCGCCGCGTCCGTCGACGTCCACGAGATCCAGACCCGCGCCCGAGGCGGCTCCCTCCTCGACCCCGAGAACCTCGCCGCGCTCTGCCGCCCCTGCCACGACTGGATAGGGCGCGAGCCTCGAGCCGCGACCGATGAAGGCTGGCTGCGCCCCTCGAGCCGCTAGGAGCCACGTAGAGCCCCTAATCCCCCG